TGACGACACCCCATGCGGCCTCGTTCCAGTCGCCACCGAAACCGACGATGTCGTCCGTGGCGCCCGAGTAGATACCGTCGACCATGAAAGCACGCCGACGGATCAGCGTACCGAGGCGGGCCACGCCGTTGGAATCGCCAGCCGGGACCAGCTGGTCGTCCTTGTCCTCCCAGATCGGCCGGCCGGTGGTGTCGACGGCGGACAGGAGGTCCGGCTCCACCACGTCATCGAGCGCGAAGCCGTTGAGGCGCTTCCCGTCGTTGACCAGGAGGTTGAGGGCCGAGATGAGGTCGGCACGAATGCCGCCGTTGACCTGCGTCGCCGTACCCAACTCGACGCTCTTGGTGGTCTGACCGAGCCACGACGCGAACGGGCCGGCACCCGCGGTACCGTCGCCGCCCTGGTCGTACATCGCGGCGAGGTCGAACGCCCGGCCGAACGCGTCGCCGATCTCCTTGCGGACCTGCGCCGAGAAGCCGCCGGGGTTGGCCCGGATGAGTTCCTTGGAGACCGGCACGATGACGGCCAGCTTCTTGGGGTCCATGTTCTTGAACGCGACCGGCAGGTTCTTGCTGTCCTTCTTGCCAGCCTCGGAAACCCACGAGGCCGTGAGCTTGCCGAACACCGGGTAGGACTCACCACGCCAACCGAGCGGGACCTCGCGGGCAAGTCGCATGATGGCGGAGACGCGCGCGGCGCGCTGGAAAATGGGCTGCGCCTCGCGCCGGGACAGGTACCCGGAGAACGCGGAGGTAAGGCCCGGGGCGGTTACAGCCATGGTTGATTGCTCCCTTGCTATCGGTCTCTCCGCGGGCCACCAATGGCGCGCAGGAGGTTGTCTGCCAGTCCGTCCGGCTCACTGCCACCGTTGGACCGGTCGCGCGTGATGCGCTCCCGGGAACGGGCGGGCCGATTCGACTCGCGCGGCCGATAGTTGTCGTCGGCATCGTCGTCGAGATCGCGGGAGCTTGCGCGCGATCTGCGAGCCCGACCGAACAACTCGGGGGAGTCCTCTTTCAGAGCGTCGATTTCGTCCAACAGCGCATCGCTGTCGTCGGGATCGATGCCTTCCAACTCTAGCATGCGAACTCCGCGACGGACATCACCGCGGAAGCCAGCCTCTTTCAGCGCCGCGCGGGCTTCCGAGCGGATGACCCGCGCGTTCGCCTTTGCCGACACGTCGGACTCGATCTCGCGTCGGAGTGCCTCGACGTCGACGGCCTTACCGTCGTCCTTGGGAGCATTGGCACCGAGGCCGCCCTTTTCGATCAGGGTGACCAGCTTGCTTAGCTGGCCCTCCAGATTCCGGATCCGGTTGCGGTCTCGGGTTTGCGTACCCGGACGGTTGCGCCGACGCTTGCTCTTGTCGTCCGGCTTGCCGTCCTTGTCGTCATCCCGATCGTCGTCATCCCGATCGTCGTCGAGATCGTCATCCTGATCAAGGTCGAGATCGTCGTTCCCGTCGCCCTCAGGGCCGGTAACGATATCGTCCAGTACTCCCATTGCCTACTCCTCAGTTGGGGGTTGATTCGGATCGCCCAGTTCCGGATCTGGAACCGTTGGCGGTACTACGATTGGAGGCGCGTTACGAGCATTCTCGGCTTCGAATTCTTCGATTTGATCCGGAGTGTAACCGGCCTCCATGAGAATCTGTCGTTGTGGGACTCCGCCGGAGCGCTTGAGCCCGGCCGTTTCCCACCACGTTTTGTCAGAAATCACAGGATCGGGCGCCCATACGATTTCGGGGTCGGGGTCGATGCCGATGAGGTTGCACGTCTGGATAACGGAATCGCGCAACCCCCGACCGGCGTTGCCTCGCTGACGATTGCCGCTCGCCTTGACGGGCTGGTCGGCCGCCAACAGCGACTCTCCGGACGGAAAGCCCCCGGCAGGATCGAAGTAGTGCATAGGGATCCGGCACGTCTGGCTCATGGCTCGGACGGCGAAGTCGGCCACATTGATCAGCTTATCAAGGTCGGCTGCGGGGAATGCGCCGACGGAATCAGCAACCACATCCCAGACGGTCCCGGGCCCTGAGCGGAGTCGGGCGCGTCCGCCGGTCTGTCGTTGGCCTCCGGTCGATGAGGTGGGCAGGCCAACGTCCCGGACCTCCTTGTGGAGTGCGTACCGTTGCGGCCAGCCGGTGAATTCGACGCTTGACATGAGGGTCATGACGCCCTTGACGATCGCGTCCTGGGGACCGAACGCGTTGGCATGGATGGGCCGGCCGTACGGCGAGCGGGTGCGCAGGTGCGCGAACGGGATGAACTCGATCGACTCGACGTCCGAGAGTTCGTCGGTGCTGTAGCGCTGCCACTTGGCGTCCGGCGGCCGGATGAAGCGCTCGACGCGGTCCGGGTACCAGAGGTTGGCGCGCACGGCGCGATCTTTACCCCGTCCGGTCGACCAGCGGCGGATACCCATCTCGGGAATGCGGCCAGTCTCCGAATCGTAGAATAGCCGGGTGTCGACGGCGTTGCTCGGCATCATGACGGGCGTGTCTTCAGTCTCGCCGGGCAGGCTGAGCACGTAGTGATCGCCATCCGTGAGCATGTCGTAGATAGCCTCGGGAACCCACGTGTAGAACTGGTTCGACTCCAGAACCGTATCTTCGGCCCGGCGGTCCAGCCCGTTGATCGCGTTCACGATCATTCGGTCCGCGATCGTGTCGACCACGAGCCCAGCGAAGTTCAGGCGGAAGCCGTCAATGAACTGGACGACGTCCTGACGGGCTTGGTCGCTGAGAAAGAACAGTTCCGGTGAGCGTCCCTGCGCGTACAGCTGGGCCTCGATGTACTGGCCGGCGTGCGCGTCCAGTTCGCCGAGGGCGTACTCCAGATCATCGGCAGCCTCACCGGCGCCCGCGTAGTCAGGGTTCGCCGCGCCTTCGGCGAGCGGCGACGCAAGGGTGTCACTGATCAGCAGAGGATCATCGGTCGCCACCGGGTCATCATACACCATCCTAGGACGGCCAACCATCCTAGGATGGCGGATCGCTGGACAGGCTGATTACGGCTTGCTAGGATGTAATTACCCGAGAGGAGAAAAGCAATGAACGTGGATAGAATCTTCAACCTTCAGGCCAGCCTGCACCGTCACTACCCGGAACTGCAGGCGGCGTACACGCTCGTGATCGCTCAGGCTGCCGAGCGGGAGATCGACGCGTGCGCTGTGCATTTCGCTCAGAGCGGGGAGCGGATCGACCCGTACGTGGAGATTCTGGAGGCCGTCGACCACCTGATGGGCGACCGGCTCATCCGGGTTCAGTGCGCGCTTATGGCGATCCTGTTGATCGAAACGGACACCCGATACCAGGAGGCGCACTCATGAGATGGGGAGCGATCGGCGCGGCCGTCATCCTCTGGTCGTACGTGATCTACCTGATCCTGACACCCATCCTTCCGTAACACGAAGAGACCCCCCGGGTATCCGGGGGGTCTTTCGTTTACTTGGTCGTTTTCGGTTTCGGCTTCGGTGCCGGCTTCGGGGGCTTCGGCTTTCCCTCGGTGCCGTCGCCAGTCCAGTCGACCTCGCGGGCCATTACTTGATCTTTCCCTGTCGGCGGAGCTTGGATTCCAGCTTCCGCATCTCTTCCGCCTCTCGGGCTTTCTGGTCGGCTTGCTACTGGGCGGGCGTACCCTTCGCGGTTCCGCCCTGATCTTCTCTGGTGTGTTTGCCCATGCATTTATTCTAACCGATCGGCACCCAACTTGCAACCTGGCAAGGTAGATCACCCCACAAGCAAGGTAGATCATCCGTATGTGCTAAGCTGTAGGCCGTTGGGTCGGTTCCGATAAGTCGACCGGAGACCCCCCACCTTCGGGTGGGGGGTCTCACCCGTATGACGAGTAGCCCTCGGAGTACGTCCGATTGGCAGCCATCGCGAAACGAGCCTCAAGCTCAAGAATGGCCTGTCCTACGGCGTCCACAAGATCGTCATTGTGGACCTTAGGGAACGCCAGCATTTGACCTTCGAGCCGCGGGAACTTACGTCGGTGGCGGACGGCCGCATCCTGGTAGTGGGTCAGCGACTTCGCCGCACGGGTCCACTTGTGCTCAGAGGCGGTAACCTCCCAAATCTGCACCGGAAGGTTCTCTTCCTCAAGCATGGCGCGCCACACCATACCGCCCTGGTTCGTCTCGATGATGATGACGGAGATATCGGGGTGCACGGCGATGAAAGCCTTCACGCGCTCGACGAACGGCCGGCCCGGGACAACGTGCATGTCCGCGCAGTCGACCACCTCGTAGCCGCCGTGAGTTCCATCCAGCCGCTTGAACTCGGGATCGTAGGCAACGACGGCCATAGCCGTGAAGTCGTTGTGCTTGGCGTCCTTAGTGGCGGGGTCGATGCTCAGCACCTTGATCGCGTACTGCTCCAGCGAGCCGTATCGGATGTCGGCGGCATCCCAGTAGTCCCCGCCGAGGTTGGCCGGCCGGTTGGCGTAGTTCTTGGCGTACGACCGCGTGTTCTCGATGCTCTCAAGAAAGTGGAGCGGCCAGCGGTTCGGCCAGATCGAGCGACGGGTGCCGTCCTTCATGTCCACGATCGGCTCGAAGTGGTGGATCGAAATCTTCTCTTCCTCGACCCATTTGTTTTCGTCCGTTTCCTCCCCGTCATTCCGGGTAACGAAGTCGTGGAAGATCGAGCCCATCATTACGACAGTGCCGACAAACATCACATGAGCGCGCAGGTTCATGCCCATGCACGTGTCGATTACGGTGATCAGCCGTTGCTGCTTCTGATATACTGAATAGTTGCTCTCGTCCGGCTCGATATCGTCAAAGAGTATGAGGTCGGGCCGAGCATCGTCAACGTTGAGACCCAGGTTCGTCGAGTCGATGCCAGCAGCGAAGAATGTAGCGCCGGATCGGGAGGAATAAGCAGTCTTCGTATCCGTGAAT